CAAAACCCGCACCTCTGGTTATTGTCACCAAACCAAAAGAACCCGTTAATCAAGCGAATGCCATGGCGCGTGCAATTGCTGTTATGAAAGCGGGTAGAGAAAAGAAGAAAGTCGTACAACCTTTGAGGAAGCCGGGTGTCGTCGTTAAGAAGCTTACCCCCAAAGCTCCCGTTAAAGAGAAGGAGATCGTGGACTTATATATGTTTACCAATATGAAGGGTAAAGAACATATGTACAAGTCTAAGGCTTGGTATGAGAAAGCCCTAGCTAAAAATAGAGCCGCGCGTAATAGGGATATTAGTAGCGCGACTGCAACGGCTGTCGTTGCAGTGGGTGAGGTTGCCAAGTTGCAGCTAAAAAGGAAGTTGAACGCAAAAAACTATGCAATGACTGATTCGATGATTAGGGATTTACGAAAATTAAATAATTAAGTATTATAAATGATACTGGCGGTTCTACTTATCATTATAAATGTCTACATTCTGATCGAGCTGGGTAAGAAACCTGCTACTGCGGTCATTTCTACTGAAAAATGGACTGTTTACGGGACCAATGATTGTGAATGGTGTCGTAAGCAGTTAGAGTATATGAAAAAAACTGGTAAACAGTTTGAATTTATCGATTGCACTCAAAACGAGTGTACTGGTGTTAGTGGGTTTCCAACCATTCTTCACCCAGATGGTAACAAATCTGTCGGTTATACAGAAGTTTAACGATCAAGACCAGAGATTACCCTGATGGAAATCGAAAGGATGAACGCATCAAGCATGCTGTTGATAGGCTTGAGTACGGTGATGTGCTTCACGAGGGAGCTGTTCCACACGATGCGGAGGATGAAGGTGCTGATGAGAATCGACAGCACAAAGATGAGAAGTTCCCTGATAGCATCAGACTTATTTTCGGACTTAAGAAGGTTGGCAAACATTTACTACTTACTGACATTTTTTTCTAAGTAGACTATAGATGTCAAAGACTAATCAACCTTCGGTGAAACCCAAACCTAAACCTAAACCCAAGGCGAAGCCTAAAATCAAGGAACTTCCATTGAGTGGGGCTGAAAACAAATTCACAAACCGTCGGTGGTCTTCAGACAAAGGTATACCCAATAACAATTGTTACGCATATGCTATAGGTGACTATGAAGCGTATCGCTGGCAAAAATCTATACCAGGTGACCGCTCTGGGTTATCTAATATCAAACATGATTACACCACTTGCAAGGATCTCCCTAGGCGCGTTATTTCTGATAACCCCAAAACGGTCTATAAGGTTGATGGTGACAAGAAGTGTAAAAAGGGGTACTTTAAAATGATGATGTTTGTTTCTTCTGGGCGAGGTACGGGTTATATTCGACAAGGTGATTTTCACTTTTACAAGCAACATGGCGTCATTGAATATAAAATTAAACCTGGTGATACGATTAAGTCCGTTGCTTCGTTTTTTAAGATCCCGGAATCTAGAGTTAAAAATGGTGGTAGATTCATAGTTGGAAAGCGTATTGTATTCAAAGCTAACGTCTTTAGTCACAAGCGTGGCTGGGCTACTGGCCCACTACTAGGGGATGCGAATGGGAAGGCAATCAAGGATCCTCGAACCGCTTCTAGAAAGTATAAAGAGTTAAACTATGACCAGTACTGCAGTTCATTCTGCGTCAAGGATAGTGGGGTCAAAGTCGGAAAGGGATATCCCAAGATCTGATAGAATACTGTTTAAATCTAATGTGTTTTGTGCTTCAAATGATATATCAAACATATCTAGTACATCTAGGATTGATTCTTCGTTCAAAGAAACAATGTTAGAAACTTGTGTATAATTGTTATGTATAGTAACATCAACTTTGAACTGTGAGACGTCAAATACCTTTCTACAGGTGGGACACGTGTACTTACCTTGTGCTTTCCATTTTTCTAGACAATGGGTATGAAATATATGTCCACATCGGATCGGGGGATTAATCCTTGTTGACCTGACTTCATTTAGACATATAGAACACGTAGACATTCTAGAATATGGGTGTAAAGTTTTTTTTGGAATTTAGCTCAGTTAGTAAATATCGGCTGCAACAACCAAAGGTTTGTCACAATTTTTACAATTTTCTCTTCCCTGTTCCTCTTGAACCTTTGACATGAGCTGGGGTCCCTGCTTCTGGAGCAATTGCCTGTAAGAATAGTTATCTTCAAAACTGATACCATTCTGCTTCATCACATAGTTGTTGAATAATTGCGCTGACGTATTGATTGTGAAACAACGTCCATCGGCCATACCAAGTCGTTGCGACATCTTTATTACTATAAAATTAGAAATTAATTTGTCTGTTCGTAATCGTTTTTATCCAAGATTGAAATCCATTTTCTTTCAAGTGTTTTACAAATGGATCACATCTGTATCCAAGGAAAATATCGAATACATCAGTGTCTTCTGTACGGGATACCCGAATAGAAGGATTTTCATTGATGTGTTGGTTAATAATGTTATAAGCAAATGCAATTTCTTTCAGTGTTTCCGCCCCTGTGATGATGATTTTACCGGTACTGAAGATACTGCAAGTGATTTCTTTCATCTCATGTGCCGGTTTAAACTTGATCTTCACTGCTGAATATCTGTCGGGTTCAAACGATACTTTGAAGATATCATTGTATCGCTCAAACCAGTCTGAAACTTTCATAAGGTTGATGTTATAGTTGAGACTGAAGTTTGAATTGATCATCACAACCCTGAAAGTGTCACTAGTTACTTTAACATCCATATCAAGAAAAACCTTGAAAATATGAATAAGTTGGGTAATAATGCGTTTGCAATCAAAGAGATCACAACACCCAGCGACTTGAATACTACCATTTGGGAAGACTTTTACAGATTTAGTACTGTAAGTGTCGTGGTAAGTCAATGTAACTTGATTGTAAAAAGTTGTAGGTTTCAATTTCCATTCAAAACCACTGGTATTTGAACCAGCGCGCTTCATCCTGTATATGCCAATGTCTTCAAAAATAGCTCGAAGGCGTTTGATGTCAATGTTTTGAAGAAAGTTGGAAACCATCGTAATGGTTGTAATTTTTATCCATGAAGGTCTTATATCTTCGGGTAATTCATTCCTAAACTCGTTAATACTAAGAAGATAGGAGAATGAGTTGTTTGCAATAGTAGAGTACATTTTGGGCCATACAATATAAGACGGTGTGATGCAACTTAGGTGTTTAAAGAATAAATCCTTTATATCGCTAGATGTCTGCCTTCTTTAAATATGCAAAAGTCGTACATGATGTTGAATCGGATCTCACTTACGTGGAAATCGTCTACGATATGTACGTTCGTGGACAAGGCTACCAGACATTCACTGACTACATGAATACCGAACCCCTGGCGGATTGGACTGTTTTTGAAGCAAAGAAACACTCGATTCCTTACCTAAAATTCCTAGATATTATGGTTTCTAAGACTATCGAGGTTAGACAGCGAATGGCTGAATTGGCTCTTGACGTCATTCTATCATCTAAGCAGACCGTTAAGACATACGTTCGTCTCGCACATGCAAGTAAAATTCTAGATCCCAGCTTCCAGCCACCCATTATTAATATGAAAAGTGCTTGGCAGAGAGAGTTTATTATTAAGTTTTGTAAGAAACAATTACCTCATTGTATTGAGGGTTGTATTAAATTAGATAGGCTTGAATATTTTTTTACTGTCTTGCGTATGATACAACAAGACTTATAAAAACAACACCTAGAAACATACCAAAATATGGAATTTTCTCTTCCTTCGCAACACCAACTTTAACCTTTTCAGATGAATCACATGTAAAACCGGTGTCAATATTCCTTCGGGGATGAATAGCACTGAATACAGTCGTTGGTTTTTCTTGAGTTTCACACAACCCGAAACTACAGTATACACTCTCATCCGTGTCAAAATTACCCCCTCCTGTAGAGGATTTCGTAAAATTATCAAAAGCAGCTGTCTGTCCCACACTTCCTGGAAGGGAAAAATCGTGTTTGACAAATGGATTGACATCATTTATAGAATCATCGTCACTGAGCATAAACTTACTCATAATTACTATTAGTTCAGATTATATTTCTTATCGTTCATTTTGAATCGATGTACTTGCCACATCTGATCGAGATCAACATTTAACATATGCGCGAGTTGAAACAAATAACTAAATACATCCCCCATCTCCATCATCACATCTGTACCTCGATCCTTCTTCAAATTTGTTTTCTTATACATTTTCTTATACTGTCTGATAGCCGATGCAAGTTCACCTACTTCTTCAGACAGGAGAAGCCATACAGTGTCTATTGGTGCTCTATCCCACCCCTTTGATTTACACACCTTTTCCGTTTCATTCTTGTAATAGTTCAGACTCATACTTATCCAAGAGGGTGATTGTAACTTTAATATAGTTAATTTACAACCCAATTTTATTGTTGTATGGCAACTTCTTTCCAACCGTACTCGTATTTACGGGTTTATCCATGATATTCCTTGTTGTGTCAATTTCACTCACATACGCAATGTATTGAGAAACACCCGTCTGAATTTGGGATAAAGCAGTCTCGATAACACGAGCGTTCATAGCCTTTACCTGTGTGTTGACCGCCTTATGGTGGTTACCGGAATTGTTGATGAATACTACGCGCATGATTCCGTACAAATCATCAGGATTCTGGTAATCAATCGATATACCAGTACGATCCTTAAACGCCTGACGAATTCCACGCTGAAGAATATTTTTGTTAAATTCAGAAAAGAAGAGTGAATTCAATGGAGTCTCACACTGTTTGACAGAATTCAGGTGGAGATTACTCATTTAATATACACCTGGAAAAAAAAACTATGTAAATATTAAATGATGAACTACTCGGACTTTAATGAAGCTTATGCCAATGGTCCCAACTCGGTTGATACAATTTCATGCAGCGCCCCCTCCTGTTTCGTTGGGTCGTACGCCCCAGTCACCAAGGCTGGTGAGGATGGACCATTCTACGTGAATACCTATCTCCTCCAGCCCGACCGCCGGATGGAAACACTTGGAACAGCCACTGTTCGAAGTGCCGACTTAAATTTGAAGAAGTAAGTTAAAAATAAAATTGGAAAAGAAAGTATATGAGGGTGATTAAACGCTCAGGTCGTATTGAGGATATGAAATTTGATAATGTCACCAATAGGA